AACTTTTCGTCGGCCGTCATTTCGCCGAGACCGATCTCGTCGTCGGAGTCAGAGATGCCGTCGACGACGCGCGGCTCGGTGATGACCACGCGGCAGATCGCCTCGACCGCGTCCATGTAGCGCACGGCGTCGGTGATCGTCATCGTTCCCGCGCTGAAAATCTCCTCGACCGTCGGCAGCAGCGGCTGCGGGATGTGCCCGGCGCGCACGAGGTCGATCAGCGTCGCGCGCCGGACGCGCAGCACCAGGCCGGTCGCTGTGGTGAGCAGCTTGCCGGCCCGGCGCTCCCTGCGCCACGTGCGCCGCTTGTCGGCCGCTTGCGCGCTCAGCTCTTTTTCTTCCATAGGCTACGCCGGCAGCGCCGCTGCGGTTTCGTTCGCGACAATCTCGGCCACCTTGTCAGAAGCCGCCGCGTCCGGGATTGCGACCAGCTTGCACTTGGTGACAGCGAACGCGCCTTCCTTGAACTCGCCGTCGATCTCGGTGACCTTGCACTTGAAAAACTTCACATGCAAATCGTCCGCCCCCTCGCCCAGGATTTTGCCGTAGACCGCCAGATACGGGAACGAATCGCCGCCGGTCAGCGGCATCGTGCCAACCTCAGCTGCTCCCGTGCCGCTCGTCGTGATTGTGCGGCCGGTCAGCGCGGCGTAGAAATCCAAATCCATGCCGCCGGCCTCGAATTCCAGCTCCATGTGCGTCATGTACGTCTTGGTCGCGACCACGCGGTCGTTGCCCATGAGATTGGCGCTCGTGATCGATTCTTTGAATTTGAGCGTCTGCGCGGCGCGGTTGGCGATGCTTGCGGCAGCGCCGTTCTTTACGCGCACTTCGCGGCACCCGTAGGGGTAGTTGGAAAACGTCGGCATGTGTGTGTCCTCCGAAAACAAAAAAGCGGCGCCCGTGATGAGCGCCGCCAGTGCGGTTGGTATTTGGTTGTGCTGGGATTATCGCACGCGTCCCCTACGCTCGCATGCGCGTCACGTTGTAGCGCTGCATGGCCATCGACGCGTTGAGCACGTCGTCCCACTGATCGTTGACCTGGTCGGCAAGCCGCACCTCGAACGTGGACGCGCCGACCTTGCTGCGCTGCAGCAGCACGTAGACGAGCTGCATGGCGGATTCGACCTGGTCGTAGCCTGTGCGCTGGTAAAAGTAGATCACCACCGGCGTGCGCACGCTGTGCACGAACGGGCCGTCCGGCACCTCGGTCTCCATGCGTACGACGGCGCACGGCTTGAGCTCAAGCGTCGTCGCGTCGAACGCGCTCGGCGTCGTCTGGCGGCTGACGATGTCCTTGTGGACGCCGCCCGTGAGCACAGCCACGATGCCTGCGTTGGCGGTCAACGCCGCGGCGATGTCGTCCCGGATGGTCATGCACCCTCCTCGTCTACGTCCATGCGCTTGTCAATCGTGCGTTGGTCGCCGGTCAGCCAGGCGTCGAGCGCGTCGATGGCGCGCGTGCCGCTTGGCATGGCCAGCACGTTGCCGCCCGGCGGCGACGCGCTCGACGACGTGAGCGCAGGCTCCATGCCGCGCCCGTATTTGGCGCTGTACGCGTCCATGTCCGGCCACGACTCGCCGCGCAGCCAGCCGCGCATGCGCGAATCGAAATCATCGTCTTGCATGATTACGGCTGTCGAAAAGCACAGGCAGTTGGGATGGATCGGCAGCGACACCTCGCCAATCGGGTAGATGCCCTTCCCGTCCCGGCCGTCGCGGATCACCTCGTCGCAGATGTCTTCGACCGGGTGCTGCGGGTTGAGATTGATTTGCTCCTCCTGCACCCACGGCTGGTCGCGGTAGGTCGCCTGCGAAGCCTCGTGGTGCACGCGGCTGATCTCGGTGCGCGCCGTGCGCAGTGCGTTGTAGCTGACGCCCTTTGGCTGGCACGGCGACGCACCCATCGCCTGCGATACGGGCGAGCTGCTGAGCAGGCCGGCCATGTTCCCGTCCGCGATGTCGCCCTTTGTCAGCCCGAACAAGCGCGTGCGCGTCCAGCGCGGGCAGTCGGCGCCGGCGCCAAGAAAAGATTCCAGCGACTTGGCGATGTCCCACGCGCTCTTGCCCTGGCTGATGCCCTGATACAGCACGTTGCCCGCCCCGCCTCGCGCCTGCTGCGATGTGCGCCAGATCGTGTCCGACCAGTTGCGGCCGAAGCCGCGCGACGCCGCCTGCATCACCGACGCGATCTGCGGCTGGAACACGTAGTCGACCTCTTCGTCTTCCTGCGTGATGCGCGCCCGCGCTTCGGTGATCGGGACCCCGCGCATCATGCGGGCGTGCATGCGGCGCATGGTCCCGAACGGCAGCGACGCCGCCTCGCGCCTCGCTGCGCGCGTGATTGAGACCCAGCGCCCGAGCGCATCGTCGATCAGCCGGTTGATGCGCGGGCGGATGATGCCGAGCTCGAGGTCGCTCACCATGCCGCTCTTGTCGGCGCGCTGCACGATAAGCGCCGAAGCCTTGCGCGCGGCATCGCCGAACGCCTCGGTCACTGCGCCGATCGTGTAGAGCTGCAGACGCAGCAGCGCGATGTTTTGTTGTGGGTATTCAACCCCGGTCATTACCGCCCTCCCATGGCCGCGGCGATGGCGCTCGGCGTGGTCTCGGGCGGCGTCGGCGGCTCCGGGACAATGGCGTCGAGACCAGGCATGAAGCGCGTGAGCATCGCGTGCACGGCGATCGGATCGTACCCCAGCGCCTGCAGCGCAAGGCCGGCCTCGGCCGCGGCTTTGAGATTTCCTGCCGTGAACGGCTGCTTGGCTTTCCACACGATCTCGTAGTCGAGCGACTCAGGCAGGATGCCGGCGAGGAGCCACTCGAGGCGCAGCATCGGCTCGACGATCTGCGCCTGCAGCCATTCGGTCATGCTTTCGAGCGTGCGCTCGTACTGCTGCTGTTGCTCGTCGAGCACGTCGCGGTTCAAGTCCTGCCCGTAGCCGAGCAGGCCGAGCGCGATCGGCGACGCCATGCCGAGCGTGCGCACGTGATGCATCACGTCGTCGTACTGTGCGAGGTTCGAGTCGCCGTCGAGGCGCGTAATCACGGAGTTCCCGAAAAAGTCTGTGACGGCGGCATACGGGTCGTTCAGGGCGTCCTGGTTGGCCCTGCGGTAGCGCTCGACCTCCTGCTGTGATCCCTCGACGCGGTGAGAGTAGCGCAGGCCGCTGCGAGACAGACGGCGCACGGCCATGTTGCGCTCGCCGTCGTGCACGTATTTGGCCGTCTGCACCGCCGAGCCGAACATCGGGTTGCCGTAGCGCTCGCCGTCGTCGTGGTCCCAGCGCGCGTGGATGATCTGCCACTGCGCGAGCGGCACGGCGTCTTTCGGCAGCGCGTCGCCGGCCATCATGGGCGTGTCGCCGATCCAGTAGAACGCGCGGCTCGGGTCGTCGAACTGGTCGAGGTTGTTTGAGCTTCGGATGATCTCGAGCGTCGGCTTGCGGGTCACGGCAGCGATCTGCCCCTGCGCGTCCACGCCGAGCTCAAGGAACAGGTCGCCGTCCACAAAACAGAGCCGCGTCCAGTCGTCGAGGCGCGAGGTCAATTTGAGGCGCTGCTCCTGCGCCGCGGCGATGTCGGCCGCTCGCTGGTCCCCGCGCACGGTCACTGTATAGCCACCCTTGACGACGTCGGCGCTTACGCTCTTGAGGATGCGACGAATGCGCGCGTCGGTGCGATACAGATCGCGGCACTCGCGGATCACGGACGCACGCGCGCGCGAGATCGAGAAGCGATCACTCGACAGCGACGGCATCGACGCCGGCTGCGGCGTATCGTCGAGCGTCGTGCGCGCGCGTGTCGTGGCGCTGGTGCGCCCCAGCAGGCGGGCGATGGTGTCAGTCAGTGCCACGGTTAGGCCTCCTCCATAATGCGCGACAAGCTCTGCTCAAGCTCGGGCAGCCGCGCCTGAATGCTCGGCATGATGATTGCGTATTTGCCGGCGTTGCTCAGCTCCAGGTATCGCCCGTATTCCATCGTGTGGCCGAAGCGTGCGGTGATGGACGCCGGCGCGTTGTCGACCGCGCGGAACAAGCCGTTGCGCGCCGCGCCGCTGCGGTCAGTCCACGTTGCGTTTTTCCGCATGTCGTTCTCGACCTGCTGCGCCCAGATGCTGATGATCTTGTGCACGGCCGCGTGCAGCTTGATCGCGTCGATCTGCTTGGCCATGTCTTCGAAGGCGACGGTAAACGCAATGCCGCTCACTGCGTGGCCTCCACGTCGCACAGCGTCGCCGCGCGCCGGTCCGGCCGCACGTAGACCACCTGCCACACGACGCCGCCGCTCGTGAAGCGGTCGCCGATCTGGACGTCGGCGGTCGTCGCTCCGACGAGCGTGCCCTGCGCCGTTGTCTGCGCCAGCCCGGCCGGCGTAGGCGCGGCTCCCGTGTTGCGCGATCCGGCGCCCTTCAGCCCAAAGCGGAACGACTGCGCGGAGAGCGTTGATGTGCCGCGACGCAGCGCGATGCTCGCCGCGTTGTCGGCGCGCATCTCGTCGAACGTTGCGCGGATGCTCTCCATGTCGCCGGGCGTCAGCATATTATTTCCACGCCGTGTAGTCCGACCGCACGCTCACCGTGCCGCCGCTACCAGCGCCGCCGCCGAGCGTGTCCACGATGCGCTCGTACTGCCGGTCGATCACGTCTGCCGCCATGAACAGCGCCTGTCCAAGGCCCTTCTTGTCGACGCTTTCGTCACCGATCTTGTACGACCACGCGTTGCCGGCTTCGCGCATCGCGAGCATGCGCAGCAGGTCGGCCTGCGCGCGCAGCAGCACCGGCTCGCGGTCGCGCGTCTGCATGTCGGCGTACGTGCCGCTGGTCGCCACGTGCGCCGCGTTGTATTTCAGCGTGCGCTCACTCGAGTAGGTCGGCGCGTCGTCGAACACGAGCGTATTGCCGAGGATCTCGTAGACCTCGTCCTCGGCGTCACCGAGCGGGACAATGCCGGCGCTCGTGATCGCGACGTGCAGGCCGAGCACTTCGGCCGACTCCAGGCTGACCAGCGCAAGGAAATCAGCTGGCAGCGAATACGACGAAACGCCCGCCGTTACGGCGAGCGTCGTAGTGCGCACGAGCGGCACGCGCTGCGAATACGCAAGCACAGCGGCGTCGATGGCGTCGGCGTACTGCGTGCTGCTAGGCGCGCCGGCCCTTGCGGGCAGGGCCGCGGTCAGGCTGTCGATCAGCGACTGGCGGGTGATGGGCATCGTGCGCCTCCTCGAGGACGACCGGCTGCGGCTCCGTCATGGCGCCGTCGTCGATCTCGGTTACGGTCAGCGCGCCGGGCTGGGCAGACAGCACGCGGTCGGCGTAGCGCCGGTGCACCACGCGCGACTCGCCAGCGTAGAGCCAGCACTCGGCCACAAGCACGCGATCGGCGACGGCGGTGATTTTGACAAATCGTTTCATAGACACAGGGCGCGCACGGTCTCCCGCACGCGCCCGCTAGTGCGCAGCCTAGGCCACGATCATGAACGCGCCCTTCTGCGGCACGGGTGCAGCGGAGGCGTTGAAGCCCTCGATGTACCACTGATCGTTGGCTTTGAGCTTGTTCGAATCGTAAGACGGGAACGGGCCCTTGACGAGCAACGGCTGGAAGATGCGGAACATCACCAGCTCGCGGTTGCCGACGATGATGTCGGTGTCCGTCATCTGCGTGGATTCGAACACATCGAGGCCCTTGACGCGGCCCACGAAGCCGGTTGGGTTGAGCGCGCCGTCCGGGCGCAGGCCCGACGCCGAGAAACCCGTCCAGTTTGCGATCAGGTCGGAGTTGGTCGCGGACATCAGCGCGAACGTCGGCTGGTAGTTGCGGTTGAGCACCTTGACCTTGGCCTTGCCGATCGTGGCTACGCCGACGCTGTAGTCTGGCGTGCCGCCGACGGTCCACGTGCCGCCGCTGTTGGAAGCGATCGACTTGACGGCCTGAATGGCGAGACGAATCAGACCCTGATCGATGATCCGGTTGATTTCGTTCGTCATGTTCGCGACGGCCCGGGCCGCCACGTCGTAGCCGAGCTGCGAGCGGCCGAACACAATCGACTCATTCGTGATCTCGACGGCAAGCCGGTCGGCCTTTGCTTCAATCGCGATGCGCGACAGCGTGTTCTTGGCGCGCTCGATCGCGGCGTTCTCGCCCTTGCGGACCGCCTTGTACTGGTAGTCGATTTTCAGCGACTGCGCCGCGGTGATCGCACCGCCC